GACGAACACGCCAGTTGCGACTAGGTTCGCTGCGTTAGTAGCGACACCAGCCGTGTTCGTATCGACGAACACGCCAGTGGCAATTAGGTTCGTCGTGTTACTGGCGATGTTAGTTGCGTTGGTAGCGACACCAGCCGTGTTCGTATCGACGAACACGCCAGTTGCGACTAGGTTCGCTGCGTTAGTAGCGACACCAGCCGTGTTCGTATCGACGAACACGCCAGTTGCGACTAGGTTCGCTGCGGTTGCGTAATAAGCTGCGTGCTGACCATCTAACAAATCAGCGTTAAGGTTGGTTACTACTGTATTACTAGTTACCTCTAATGGAGCAGTGCCCTGAGCCACGGTAGACTTGAGTACAGTAGCTGACGCTGTACCACCCACGGTAATAGCAGATGCAGTTTCCGTTATTATAGAGTCAGTTATAGCGCTTGTACCCGACCACTTCGTGATCTTCCCCGCGGTACCGGTTCCAGTTACAGTTCCACTTCCATTAGTTTCCCATGCAATTCCTCCTGCTCCGTCAGTCGTCAGAACCTGACCGTCAGTTCCGCTGCCTCCGTTGATTTTTAACTTCGCGCTCTTTATATCTACAACGCCATCAGACTGAATCCGCATCCATTCAGTAACAGCCGTTCCGTTATTAGTTGTTAAAAACGCTAGATACCCATTGACCGCAGTATCGCTATTAGACTGAACTCCACCCCGAACTTCAGAGTGAACTATATTAGCAGTACCATCGTTGTCTTTCCCCATGAATTGAAGGTATCCCAATGCTGCATCATCAGCGGGAGAAGCGTTGTTATTATATAGCTGTAATGCTAATGCATTGTCGGTTCGTTCAAATTTAATAGCGTCTCCAACGACATGGAGTTTCTGTGCTGGCGCAGTAGTACCGATGCCGACTTTACCGTCCGGGAGAAAAGTCACTCTATTCGCGTTATTTGCGTAATTGTAGATAGACAACTTGTCGGTTCCCGCGTAATCGTGAACAACAGCCCACTTGGCACTTCCATTTTGAGCAAAAGTAAGATAAGAATCCTTAGCTGCCCCTGCGTCAATTTTGACACTTGCGTCTGTTGCGTCTGAAGACTTGATGAGAACCTGTGGATTGCTCCCTTCAACGTGTAAAAGTTTTGATGGAACAGTAGTCCCAATGCCGACTTTGCCGTCTGCTTTAACCACGACTCTTGTTGTAGAATCTTCTATCAATTCAAGAATATTCCCAGAGCCGTCTTGGTCTACAATTAATGCTGTCTGGTCATCGTCTGGGTGAGTTTGCCTCACTATCATTACCGGCAGCGAGGTAGAACTCGCTGGAAGATTTCTATAAAATTGAAAAGTGGCATAACTATCGTAACCTAACCTCGCCCATGCTCCATCATGGGTAACATCCAACTTTGCAGCAGGCGCTGTAGTCCCGATGCCGACCTTATCTCCCGTAATAGTTATTCGAGATGCAAGAGAGCCATTATTTTGAGTATAAAGTTTTAAAGCGCCGCCTTCCGAACCACTTACTACTGAAGTAATTTCAGCTTCTATATCAGCATAGATTACCTTATTTTCTTCAAACCCTGTATCGGTCCCATTATTTTTTCCTCTGAAACGTATAATACCTAAGTCGTCTGAATTTGCAGGACTAGGAGAGTTACGGTAGAGAACCAAATCCGGGGCGTCAGCGGCATTCGTAGCGGTAGACTCTACTAATAAAGAATCCCCTGCAGTGGTACCAGCGTAAACATGTAACTCCGCTTGAGGGGAAGCCGTAGAGATTCCTACTTTTAGCGCGTTATCATAGATAATCCCCGAAGTTAAAGTATCTTTATCAGACCAACGAGCTACATAATTAGCGACTCCTGAACCATCAATTGCGCCTGTAGTTACTAAACCAGAAACAATAGCTATTTCGTCAGTAAGGTATTGACCAGTTTGTATAAGGTTTCCACTAATATCATCAACTATCGCTCCAGTAGCGATAAGATTAGTACTAACAGTATTAATGCTAGTTGTTAAAGTTTGCCCCGTCGTAATTAAATTGCCGCTTATATCATCTACGATAGCGCCCGTAGCAACTAAATTAGTAGAAACGGTATTGATATTAGTCGTTAACGTTTGCCCCGTCGTGATTAAGTTGCCGCTAATGTCGTCAATTATCGCCCCAGTTAAGATTAGATTATTGGTTAATGTTTGGCCCGTGGTTATGAGATTACCGCTAATGTCATCTACAATCGCTCCAGTAGCTATAAGATTAGATGTGTTGCTTGTAATTTGAGTCTGTAAAGTTTGACCGGTTGTGATCAAGTTTCCACTTACGTCGTCTACGATAGCACCCGTAGCAATCAAATTCGTGGCGACTGTATTAATATTAGTCGTTAACGTCTGGCCCGTTGTAATTAAATTACCGCTTACGTCATCAAGAATCGCTCCTGTAGCAATTAAGGCACCGCTTAGAGCTGCAAAATCTTCAGCAGAGCCTCCTGTCGCCAATCCAGAAACTATAGCTATCTCATCGGTAAGGTATTGACCAGTTTGGATAAGGTTCGATGCATTAGTAGCGATGTTTGTCACGTTGGCGGCTATACCAACCGTGTTTGTATCCACGAAGACACCAGTTGCAATTAAGCTAGTTGTTAATGTCTGCCCTGTCGTAATTAAGTTTCCACTTACATCATCAACTATCGCACCCGTAGCAATTAGGTTACCGCTAATAGCGTCAACTATCGCTCCTGTTGCGACTAGATTTCCACTTAACCCATCGAAATCTCCTGAAGCTGCCCAAACGGGACCATTATCATTACTAGTAAGAACGTAGCCCTTGTCGCCAGTAGAGTTGGTTTGATCATAAAGCTTTCCACTAATTATTGCGCTTCCATTTACGTGAAGATCGTGGTAAGCAGTAGCAGTCCCAAGCCCTACATTGCCATCAGCATTAAAATACGCATCGGTTCCTATTTTTGTTGTTTTGTAACCGGGAGCGTCCCTGTCGTAGGAGTAAAGATACCCTATTTCTGTCCCGGTGTTATAAAGCATTTCAATCCCCACCCCCGCACTAACGGAAGTGGCGTGTGTGGAACGTATTACTCCGCTAGCTTCAAGTAGAGATGTAGGATTAGTTGTACCTACTCCGACATTACCGCCTTGCGCGACAACCATTCTAACATCAGAATTAGTTTTAAACTGTAGATTATCAGTAGAGTTTTCGTTATAGACAACCCATTTTCTGATAGCGCCTTCTGCCCATTCATAACCGGCATTAGAATCAGCCCCAGCAGTAACTCTAATTCTGGGTTCTGACGCAGCGTAAACTTCTAAATTTTTTGCTGGCGTAGTAGTCCCGATACCGACATAACCATTGTTAAATAGAAAATGATTGTAAGGAAATACCCCTGCGTTAACCCTTTTAAATTCTACTCCCGAAGCCCCATCATTCTGAGCTGCGAAAAAAGTGCCTACCGCATTTGGCCCTACAACCTGCAATTTTGCCCCCGGATTATTAGTCCCGATGCCGACAGCGCCCGCTTGATTAATTGAAACATTAGCGGCTCCTGCACTGGTGAAAGTTAATGTGTCAGCCGTACCACCTCCAACTTGAGTATCGTTTTTAATTCGCCATTTCGTCGCACCTGCCGCTTCCAATCTCAATGTAGCGTCAGTAGTGGCGCTGGAAGAATTTAATGTAGCGTCGCCATAAACCTCCAAAAGATATTGAGGGTTATCCGTCCCTATTCCTACATCACCATTATCAAAAATAGTTCCCGAAGTTAAAGTATCTTCGTCAGACCAACGAGCTACATAGTTTGCAACGCCGGAACCTCCTACACCCGAGAGAACTGATTCAATACTTTTCCAATTAACACCAGTTTGCCCTTCGTTAGTTAGAACCATTCCTCCTTCGCCGAGGGTATTATTCGAATCGTAAATATTTCCGGAGATACCTAACTTGTTAACATTGAGACGGTTACCGTCTGTGAAAGTTAAATTAGCACTGCCCCCAAACGAACTAGAACTATTAAACTGAACAGAATTTAAAGGAGTAGCTGGATTTGTGCCTCCACCCCCTCCTCCTGCCAACTCCTCCCATGATCCATTCCTTAAAACTTTTTGGGCGAGGTCGCCCGTGTTGATAAGATACGCGCCGTCGAGTACTCCCGTAGGCTCAGCATCGCTACCACCTATTACAAATCTATCTCCTGCGTATCTTGTTACTGCCATAATTATGAAAAACTAAACGTGAAACCATAAAAGGCTCCACTATTGTATTCCACATCATAAGTTGATGCTTTAATTCTTATCTCGTAGTCACCCGCTGCCAAATTGCTTTGGGTAAAGGTTCCTATTCCATTTGTTGTTACGTATCCTCCATAAATACGATTTCCTTGATCTATCCAATTGCTAGAATCTCCTCGAGGTTCTCCTTTTGGACTGACGGTAGTATTAGCTATGGTTGAGCTTCCCGCGCTATAAAGTTTTACTTGTTGCATGTCGATGTTGTACCCTAGGTCAAAACCCCCTAGGTCAGGTGGGTCTTTTAGGTCGTCATTACTTAGGAGCCTGTCGTCCATCGGGGCTCGGCCGGAACACACCACGGTATCAGTAGAAGAGTTATATAGAGATAGAACCATGGAATTAGAGAAAATTGATTTGTCCCCCGGTTCGTTTACATAAATTTGCTCAGGGATTTGAGCACTTGCCGCCGGGTTAAACGCATAAGAAGTATCGCTCCCCAAACCTGATACTTTTATTGTAAGAGTAGAAGTAGTGCCTAAAGTAAAACTTCCTGTAGCTTCTCCGCTCTGAATGAATTTATTAAAGGTTTTATTTGAGAAAGCTGTTCCGTAATTTTCCTCATCATCGAGATATCCACTAGCGTAAGCTGTTGTAAAGTCACTTTCGTTTTCGATGGATAATTCCAGTCCATTTCCCCCTACTGTCCATGGCTCCAAATTATGCCACGAAGATAGATCTACATTTTCTTCAGCTAAATTTTCCCCCCCTTGAAGAAACCATCCATAGTATGCGTAAGCCGAGTCCGCTTTCTTTCTCGAATAATCTTGGTCATCGTACAAGCTATAATACTCATCGATAGCGTCTATAGATGGAATATAAACCCCAAAAGGAAAATTAGAACTTTGTTTTAATGCAAAACTTGTTTGGTAGGCGCTTCCGTTCCCATAACTCCACCACGTCCCCGTCTCCCAATTAATAGCAGTTCCTATTCCCACGGAAGTAGGGCGTTTGGTCTTCCAGAAAGCTGTAGGAAAAGTAGGCATTAATATACATAACCGGTTATGGCGGATGCAAAAATTCGTTGGTTTATGTTTACAAACGTGTATACGTTAGTCTTGCCTCCTTTTATCACTGGATCGACACCATCGTCACCCCCCCACCGCACAAGATTATCTACTCCTAGCCCTGATCTAAAAGTAGGAGTTAGATCTCCTCCTGAAGAATTTGTTACGTATAAGGTTAGAGTCTGCCCACCTAGCGAATTGTAAAAATCTACATTTTCGATATTACTAGAGGATCGATATTGAACATTTGAATCGGCCCAATCTACTTGATAAAGACTCCCACCAGCTACGTCAAATTGATAAGGGACGCTCCGGAAAGCTCCTTTTATCGATACAGCTGCATTAGCGTCGACGATACCTACCGATGGGTATCCTACACCTTCTATTTCACTAACCTTTAATTTGTAACTAGGGTCCACTTCTAAATTCCCCCCTGTCACCCTGACTTCTCCTTCTAAAGGAGTATTAATGCCCCCATCGTTAAGAGCGATGCCTTGACCCTTTAGGATTATATTATGGCCACCGGAAACGATTAAGTCATTTTCCGCTTTAACTGTCAGATTAGTGGTGCCTGCATTTTTAATAAAAGTGTCGCTAGTGCTAGTTCCATCAAAGTAAATAATATTAGCGTTAATAATATCATATTGACTCATGTCTAGATGCGTCGTTGCGACACAATCCCCCATATCATCGCCGATAGCGGGTACTGAAATTCCACTCCCGGTAACAAGTCTTCCGCCATTATTTAAATCTACCTGAAGATAAGGAAAATTTGAAGTGTTGGAGCCAGCCTTAGTCCAAGAAGAAAAACCTTGCGAGTCTACATTATTGAAGAAATAGTTTTTACCATATCCTGAAACTTGAGTAGCTGTAATGGGGTTGAGAACATACTCAGAAACCTGCTCTGGTTGAGATTTAACTGTCGTGTAGTTTCCCCCTCCTAAGCTTTCCGCGGTCACAAAATAATCATCAGGGCCGATCCCTGCCGTGCCCATGCTAGTTAATTGAGATATCTTTTTATTCGCCATTTTTCCTTAAACCTTATTATAATATACACTCTTTTAGTAAGGGGGTACCAGATTTGTCACTAATAAGTCATTAGTTTCTTGCTGTAAATAAAAACCATCATCTGTTCCGTTTTCTAAAAGTATGAAATCTTCCACTTTTTCTGCCCCAAGAACGCCACTTATAAAAAGTCCGTTAGTTCTATCGTCGGGATTTAGCTCGACACTAAAAGAAGCATCAAAAACTTTATTTTCCCCAATACTTGACGTATAACCAAAATTCTCCAATTTAGCCCCAACGACGCTGTAACGTAAGGCCTCATCTCCTCTTTCTATAGGGATAGCTCCCGCGTTAATGGGGGCAGTAGTATCTCCACTGCAACGAGTGGGGTTGACTTTTATAGTAAAATCATAACCACTATTGATCTCTACTAAGTCTACCAAAGATCCGCTATTTCCCGATTCAACAATTCCCTGTATGGAAAGATTAGCTAATATAGAATCGTCTGGTCGGTTGTCTACAGGAAACCTATATCCCATATTAGGCAACGGTTGCTTATTTAAATTGATATCAATATTGTAGCTCTGGATATGAAGCTTATCGAAATCCACCCCTAACCCCGAAAAGGAATCAGTAGTAATTGAAATATCCCCCGGTTTAAGAGCTGGATAGCCTTCGTTAGCTAAAACCCGAGGAATAACTACATCGTTAGTGTCAAAAGGAGTTCCGAATTTTGTATCGATGTCGGGGGCCTTGAAACCGCTTCCGCTCATATTAAAATCTACATTGTAAGCAGTGTAAGAAGCTGATGCTGAAGCTAGCTGACCTACTGAGCCTTGAGTGGAGTAAGATTGTAGGTAGCAATTTCCAAAACCTATTACGTGATAATCAGGGGCGTTAGGATCTATCCCTTGATGAACATCTGCTTCGGCAAAATTTTCTTTAAAGTAAGGTTTATCTAAGTCGGTCCCTTCTTGATTGACCGCTACATAAAAGTTTCTGCAGTCGCGGTATTGATTAACTGCAAAAGTAGCACCGGGCCTTAATATCTTACGATTCTTGTCTTCTTCATAAAATCCAGATAATAATGAAACATTTAAATTATCACTATAGTAAGGCGCTCCATTAAAATTAAACTCAAACTGCGGATAGTTGACATTAAAACCTAGGCGGGCTTCATTTTTGGTTCCGCACAACAAATAGTTGAAATTTAAACTAACTGTAGGGTAATTGACTATAGGTCTGTCGACTATCCCTCTTTTGTTTATTTGGGTGATGTTAGTATGAGGTACGTTAATAGAATAGCTTACCGACTGTACTCTATCTATAGAATGAAGAAGGTTTAGTTGTTGGTAGAGATTAGAGTGATCGTTAGTTGGTGCCCCTCCGGTATAAGCTATAAAATTATAACCAGTCTCCGGTGCAGGTCCTACGAATAAGCCCTGACAGTTGTAAATTACATTTGGCCTCGCCATTACTTTTCTCCTTCATAAACACTTGAATAAAGTATCCCCGCTAAAAAGTTATCTACCTGATGTTCGTAAGCTACGTCTTGAACCTTCTTGACTCTCTCATGATCCCTGTCTGTGGGTTCAGCAGCGTATCTGCCTGCTTTAGCCAACCAGTTTTCAGGATTTTCATTTGCTATGACAATATTAGTAATTTCGCGAGCTACTTCCTTTTGCTGTTTACTAAGTCTTTTACGTTTATGAATTTTGCGCAAAGAAGCCTCCACCTCTATATTTACCTTATCTGACAAATTAAGATTCTCCTGAATCTTGGATAAACTAAAGTTTAAAGTAGCCTTAGTCCCTATTGGTGTCTTTTTATCTTCTTCTTTAGGTTTTTTAGATCCAGTTGGTCTACCTGTCATCTGAGGCATTTTAGCGCCCCCAATAACAGGCTCATATAGACCCTCCTTCTTATATTCTTGAAACTTCTTTTGAGATTCTAGAGACTCTTCCAATGTTGGGAAACGTCCAGACTCAATAGCCTGAATCCCTTCTTCAGGGGTCAAAACTCCTAATTCAATAAGGCGGCTATAAATTCGAGAATAAACAGAAGTATCCTTAAGGTCTACATCTTCGAAATGAGCAGTAGGGTAATTCTTGAAACCCATCTCTTTTGATATACGCCGAATTTCAGGCATTAAAAAGTTCTCAAGAAAGACACGTCGACTCTGTTTGAGTCTCTCCATAAACACTTGAACTTTAATGCTTGTATTGGCAAATTTTTCATCGCTTAATAGGATGTTATTGAGACCCATTTGGATATCCTGATTAACAACATCATACTTTTTGGGGTCAAGAATGTTCCCAATATCAGGAATGACGAACTTTGCATTAGTAGTATAATCCGAAATTAATACGCGCCCCACAGATTCATTCTCAAAAAGCTTCTGCATGGCCATAAGATTCTTCTGATTTACTCCTCCATCTTGAGGCTTGGCCCCCATTGTTATAAGCAAGATAGCTTGGTTAGTGGTTCTAGCCACCGCCATGTCCATCTGCTTCATCTCTTCTTTCCAGTTTATGTCCTCCAGTACTGGATAGCCCATTGGAACCGCAAAAGGTTCGTAATCCTGCTTTTTGTAAAATACAGCTACCAAACGATTAGTATCCAAAGGTAGGGTAACAGCTGACATCCCTACGTCTTTTGTATCATTTATTAATTTTCTAGTTTCTTCAGGGAGACTATCAAAGACTTCCTGTTGCTCTTCGGTTTGTGGATGACGTAATATTTGAAGCTCGTAGTCCGTAATCACCTTGTAATAAACCCCAGTACTAAAAGAAATGCTTCCTTGCAACTGGATATCCGAAGGATTCAGTATAATGTATTTAGCAGGAATCTCCAATTCCTCGGAGGCCTCGGCTATGCCAAATGTTTGATTTATCTTTAAAGCGTCAGCTTTATCCATCTTGGCATTAAAACGGTAAATGAAAACATTTCCTGAGCGATAATACTCCCTAAAGAACCTACTCTGTAGATCGTCAATATTAATCCTCTTAAAAAGAGTCTCAAAGAAATCCCTAGATTTGCGACTTCCTCCGGTATAGTACAAATCGCTAACAGAAAATTCTGTCATTAAATCAATAGTGTTTCTGAAAACTGAGAAGTTATAATAAGCTTTCTGGCACAGGATAATTGTATCTCGAACCTCAATATTGGAGTTATTAGACACTCCCCGAGAATACTTGAACGGTATCATACCGTTTTCTATATTCCGGAACCGATCTGTCCTGATAATATCTGCGGCCTTATTTCTGCGCGTACGCGTAGAGTTGGCTATGGACTCATGCTTAGCCATTAGAGGTTCCGAACCTTGTTCCGTTTTCTTCCTTACCGCCATATTTTACCTTAAATTTACACCTAAGCTATCATCTTGGGAGTAAATGTGTGATTAATTTGCTCCAGCTTAGTATTTTTAAGATCATTATAGCCCTTAACCGCCCAGTTGCCTAACATTAAAGTAGTATAATTATCCTTACGAGCGCGGTTAGCTGAAGTGCTCCTTTTTAAATGCTGAGGAAGATCAAAAGTTTGAGTGCCTTTAGCAGTAGTTTTTACCTCTACTAACGCGCATTGCTTTCTGGTTTGATATATAATGTCATCCTGAAATTCGATTAAATCTCCCTTGTTTTCATAAGGCATTAATTTTATGGGTACAGCTTGTGCAGAGACCTTGTCAAAAAAACTTCCGCATGCCGCAGTACGAGACGCAAACCATATTCTCTTATGGTCAATGGAAGCTTGCAAATACTCATTAGCTTCACGGAGAAAAGTTGTAGAAAACAACTGTTTAAAGCAAATTACATGCTCTTTTTTGTTATACTGACTTTTAGCTTTTAGTAGCATCTGCTGGTAATCCACCCCTGTTTTATCACTGTTAAAATCAAAAAATTTCAAATTTATCCTAGAGTCTCGGAAAAGCTCGGACTCATTAGCGCTATCGATAAACTGGTAGCCCGCATTATCAATGATGATTAAAGAAAAATTGAAATGAGTTACTAAATAATGAAGATATTTGATGTGATCTTTTAAATCTCCTCCTGCAACTGCATAAGCGTGAACTAAGGTAGACTCATTTCCCTTTTCCTCATCCAGCTCTAAGACGGACATAGCAAAGTAATCTGAACTCGGGCTATTACTAAAACTAGGGTCAATTCCTAAAATATACTCTTTATCCTTTTCTCCCTTGGTTAAAGTGTGCTGTTTCTCCCCATCAGGGATGGTGCAGTCATGCATTTTCTTGGCGCTGAAATAACTATCACTCCCATCAGTAAACTGCGCACAGTATTCCCGTTGAAAAGAAGAATTAGAGGACCCTCCCGATCTGGCTTCTTCGATAACAGTGCTATCTATCATGTCAGAAGGAATAGAATCAAAAGCCATTTGAGAGATAAAGTAGTTAGACTGCTGCATCTCTTCGGAGTAGATATTGTTCATCCATTCTTTATAAGTCTTAAAAAGATTCTCAAAACTAAAACTCGCAGAAGACAGAGCGATCATTTTTGAATTGTTCTCAAACTTGATTCTATCCTTTTCCTGCATTTGTCCTTTTTTAATTAAGTCGTCCTCCATTTCCCTTATCTTAATTCTTTCTGCCATATCTTGGGGAGCTACC